TTTCCTGTTTTCATCCATGTATCTCTTTCTGATTTAACTTCTATCTTCTTGTTTAAGAACATATCAATTATTTTTTCTTCTCTTATAGTGCCATACTGTAAATCAATATCAAACTTTTTTCTGTCTTTTTTAGTGGGTTTCACTCCAGTTACCTCCAACTTTATATTGACCAGTTAAATTACATCTCATATTAAATTGGTCTGTTACTTTTTCTATACACTCTACACCTACTCTACCAACACAATCAGCTTGAGATTCTTTTACTTCTAATTGCCATTCATCATGTATATTAGCTACAAATCTAGCATCAAATGTATTTAACTTAATTAACTCATATAGATTTATCATAGCTTGTTTCATAACTATCGCACCACTACCTTGTAATAAAGTATTAAGTGCAGAATGTTGACTGCGAACATGTATTCTTCTTCCATCAATCCCTTTTAAAAACCCTCTGTTAGAAGCTTGTTGCACTCTTTCTTTTAATTTTTTCAAAGCAGGTAAGTTTCTTAAAAACCTTTCTCTGAGTTGTTTACCTTTCTTTATGTCCCCATTTATTATTTTACCTATCTTAGCATCTCCTGCACCATAGACTAATGCGTATATAAATGTTTTGGCTTGGTCTCTTGTTTGTAATCCTGCAAGTTCTTGATTAGTAGAATGTATATCTCCATTTACAACCTCTTCAATGTAATCAATATCATTCATATAATGTGCTAACATTCTAAGTTCAAGACCACTAGCATCTATACCAACTAATCTATATCCCTCTGGAACAGTCCAACAAGAACGACACTCTTTACCATAAGGACTATGTATGTTTGGAACTTGAGCCATATTAGGACCTCTATGTGTCATCCTTCCTGTAATTGTTCCATTAGGTATCACTCTTCCATGAACCCTATCATCTTTTAATTCATCAATCCATGATGATACTTGAGCTATTCTTTTTTGATATAATAGAAAGTCTGCTATAAGTTTAGCTTCTTTAATATGTTCAATCTTTTTAAGAGTTGCTTCATCAACAATAGGCTGTCCAGTAGGAGTAAATCTTTCTGGCATCCAACCAAAGTCAATAAGATATTCTCCTATTTGTTTACGACTACCTAAATTAAACTCTACTAACTTTTTACGCATAAAAACATTATGATTACCGGACATCAAAATATTTTCATACTCATCATCAGTAAGTCCTCGTTTACTTAGTTCGCCATTTTTTTTTATGTAGGGTGTAACAGGTTTATCATCTACCCATTTAGGTTGAAATGTTTTTTGAACTTCATCTTCGACATCTGCCATCTTTTGTTTTAACTCTGCTAATAAAATCATAGCTTCTTTGTTGTTAAAAAAAAATCCGTTTTTTTCTTGCTCCAACATAATCTTTGCAGTTAAATGTTCTAAATCAAAAGACTGTTTACTAAATCCTTCTCCTTCTTTTAATAAATATTTATATACTGTTTCATTTAATATTACATCTTGCTCACAGTAATCTAGCATTTGTGGTGAGTAGTTTTCAAACTCTGGTTGCTCTTGTTTAGGACAGGATAATTTATATCCCCAAGTTTTAAGACTGTGTCCGTTTTCTCTTATTGGATTATACAATCTTGACATGACAAGAGTATCTATAATCTTACCGGTATAATTAAAGTTATGTAATTTTTTTAAGACAGGTAAATCAAAACCAATTATGTTATGACCTATCAAAGCATCGGCTTGTAATAAAAAAGAAAGACCATCTTCTATTTCGTTTGGACTAAACTTATGAACATCTCCATCTACCTCTTTGGCAACAATGCACCATACTCTTGATGCATCTAAGTCATCTGTTTCTATATCAAATATTATCTCAGAAATCTTCTGCATGAAATGTCTCTTCCTCCGATACTTCGTGTAATCTACCCGTATCAATATTATATTTTAAACTACATGCCATGCCCGTGTCTCCAGTATATCGTGATTTTAATACTCTAACTTTTGTTATGTTAGCTTCTTCCGGATTATCTGCTTGTTGATTTCTTTCTAATGCAATAACACAATCGGACAACTGTGCTATTCCTTGTGAACCTTTAAGATGAGAAAGGGACACTTGTATACCTTTTTCATGTCCTCTGTCTCCCTGTGCTCTACGCAAGTGTGATACTAAAATCATACCTACACCTGTTTCTTCTACTAAACTTCTTAATCTGTTCATAAGCATATCAATACCTCTTCTTTCATCTCCTTCTGTAAGAACATTTACAAGCATATGTAAGTGGTCAACAACAACCCAATCACATTCACATCCAACAATAATATATCTAAGCTTAGAAAATATTTCATCTATATCTGTAGCTCCTAAGTGAGCATGTATGAATACTCTACCTTTTTGAATAGCTTTGTCAAATAATTCTTTAAGCTCATCCGTTGTATAGTTTTCTCTTTTTTCTGTTAAATATATTCTGTCGTTAGCTTCAATGGAAACAATACCATCTGCAGTTCGTAACCAGTTTTCTTCTAGTGCTATGATACCTACATTATCTTTGGTATTTTTAATAAGATGATGTTCAAGTTCTCTAGTTACACTAGACTTACCAAGTCCAGTCCCACCTGTAAGAGTAACAAGTTCTCCCTTACGCATACCATATAACTTTTTATTCAACCCCTCCCAAGGATAAGCAATACTTTGTTTTACTTCTCTATTTAACCAATCATCTTTTTTAGTAGACAAATCTAAAATACCGGAAGGTGTATAAGTTTTTGCTTCCCACCATGCTGTAGAAAACTCTTTAAATTTTTTCTTTGCTAACATTTCATTAGCATCTTTATATCCATTAGGTAAATTAATTATTTTAGCTTTACTAGGTTTAAGTATTCTTGCTACTTGTCTTGATGCTTCTATACCTGCTTTGTCATTATCAAAACAAAGAACAACATTATCAAAGCTTTCTACAAACTCTATACTTTCTCTTATATCTTTGACTGCCGATGAAGCTCCTCGTTTAACAGATACAACACTAGACTTACCTTGCATTAGTTCATAGACTGCCATTGCATCACACTCTCCCTCAGTTATTGTAAGATATTTACCACCTTTATTTCTGTAAAGTTGTTCTCCAAACAATCCTGTCCCTTGAAATGTTCCATTACATGAAAAGTTTTTATTATCTACAAACCTAGTTTTAGTAGCAACTATTTCACTACCATTGTGAAAAGGATATATGTGTTGTTTAATTTGACCATTGTGGTCTTTAATTACTTTAACTCCAAACTTTCTAGCTGTATTTTCAGTTATATTTCTATCTGTTAAAGGTGCATAGATACCGGTATAAGAATTTAAGAAAGATGTTTCTGGTGGCTTCATGGGTACAATAGTATTATAATTTGTACTCATGTATTGTGGATTATTATAGTCTGGAAAAAATGTATTACAGCTAAAACATTTTGCTGAACCATTTTCATTAAGGGAAACTGCATCACTACTATCACATTTAGGGCAAGGTAATTTGTGTTTAACAAATTTTGTATTCATTCTATCTCCTGTAAAAAATTGTGGCTAGTCACATGGTGGTTTAGTTCTCATTTGTGTTTCATACTTAACCTTATCTCTTGTCTACTCTAATTTAATAGAGGGTAAGGATTTTACAAAGTCGCACTCCTAGCCACTCGCTAGTTTATTTTAAGGTTCTAGCAAACCTCGTTTTATGAGGTTAGGAATCCTCTTCTGTGGAAGATTTATCCTCGGTCATTCCCTCATCAGGAGCAACTTCTTCTGTAGGACCACCATCTTCTGTAGGTGTCTCCACCGGTTTACTTGCAGGTGTCTCTACTACAGCTTCATCTCTGTTTTGTAACAGTAAGGTTAAATTATTTCTATGTGTAGCACTACTAAACTGTAATGCTTCAGATACTACACTTAGTGTTGATACTTTATTTATAATTACATTTGCTTCCATTTGGATATTATCATCAGTAATATTATTAGTATCCCAAGTAGTAGTTGTTCCATCATCTTTAGTTATTGTTATTATCATTTAAAATTCCTCGTTGTCATCAAAAAATTCAGAGCCATCCTCTGCTTTGTATTCTACTAACTCTATCACTTGAACACCTTGTAGGTCAAGACTTTTACCAGATTTACCGGCATATTCCCAGTCATATTCACTACATTGCACTCTTACTTTAGAGCCATTACCTACTGCAACATTTATGTCTTGCTTGTTTACATCAAGTAATCTAGGTGCATTCCTAACCATACCATTAGGACCATTGACTTTTCTCTTGATTACTAAAGCCGGACCTTCATCCATTTTTTTTATAGTGTGTCCTCGACCTGCAAAGTCATCAGCAACACTTTGTTCTACTACTAAATTAATAGTATAAACAGGTTCAAAAGTGGTATTGGGTGTCTTAATACTAGCCCAATATCCAGTTCCTTCTACTATCATATTAACCTCCTATGATATTAAGTTGTTAAGTGAGAGTTGTGAGCCAACTACTCTCAGAGTTGTGGTCAAACCAAACCTACATCAACATGGAGATAGAGGGCTTGTTGGTTGCTCTTTATTTAATTGTAACATTAATTATCTAAAGTAGATACTAAATCATCTAAATTATCTAAATTAATATCGCCCAATAATTCTATTGTAAATGTCCCATCTATCTCATACATAACAGTATGGTCAACACTTATGTTTTTTTCTTGTTTAATCCTATCAACCATAGAAGTAAACTCTTTGTATTCCTGCATGTTTAAGTTTGCTTTCATACTTCTACCTTAAATGGTATGTAACAATCTGTTACAGTTATATCAGTAGTAGGAATAGCATCATTTAAATATTTAGTTATGGCTCTTAATAATTTACTACTAGCCTTACCTTCAATGACTTGTATGTTTTCTATACTACCTACAACTATATCATAACCTACAACAGCACTAACACTTCTATTAAAATCAATATTAGTTATGTAGTCTCCAAAGTTTACAGACCTATCTAATTTAGGACAAGAATAAATAATTGGCTCTGGTGTTTCCTCAAGCAAGACAGGTATTACAGGCTCATCATTTAATATTGCCTCCTCTTCCGGTAAGCCTGTAACATGTGTGCCTGTCAGCACTCCTAACCCTGCATTTACCCCTAATACTTCCTCTCTAATATTTTCTAATTCATCAAATATAAAATCATCATTACTTAAAATTAAATTATCTAATTCATATAAATTTTTTCTTATTTCAATTATTTGATTATTTATATTATTTATTTCTTGATTTAAATTTTCTTCATTAAAATCTACATAGTCCGATACAGATACATAATTATCTGACAAAGTATTTAAATATATCTTAACACCATCTTGGTATTCTTTTATTTTATACATCTGTCTGCTAACATTATCTATTTTATTTGTTAAATCAAAGTAGCCATACAAAGATATTATTGTCCATGCTACAGTTAATACTAATCCTAAGATTATTTTTTTCATTATGCCTCCTTGTCAATATCCCACTTTACTATGTTAGGATTTCTTGTAAATAGTTTTTTTCTAGTTTTAGAATTTTTTAAATCCTTTAACCACTTATGTCCCTCTCTTTCTGCATCCCTAAAAACTGCATTAGTAAATATGATAGGTATTAAAATACTTAAATGAACTGCAATACTTGTAACAGTATCATATCCATACCAACCTAAATAATATGTAGCTATAAATCCAAAGAAGACTGACCACATTGTAAATAATACCAACATGAAGTATGCTTGGATAGATGGCTCGTTAATATGTTTCAATGGATTAACTTTTACATCCATAATCAAATTCCAACACTCTGATATCCAGTAAAAAAAATTCTTCATACTGCCCACCATTTTGGTTTAGCTCTACCTTTTTCCCATTTTGCATAGTGTTTTTCATGGGTACAATAATCTCTGTATGCTTTGATAGGGTCATCATTTTTGTACTCATCAGGCATAGCCTGTGCAGGTGGTGTCATAGCTCCTTGTCTTATATTTTTTGGAAATTGCATTAAAGGTTTAGCTAATTTAATAATACTTGCATGTTCTTTACCATATCTATAAGTGTATTCCATACCTAATGCTAAGAAATGTGCATATAACCATGAATAATTCTGACTACATTCTCTCGCCCATACTGTACATGGGTGATTCCAATAGGCTCTTTTATATAAACCTACTTTATCAGCGTAGTCATTACCATCTAATTCTCTATGTGCTGTGCATAACATCTGTGCTGTTTCTAGTGGCATTTTTACTAGCATCTTATCAGGTTGTGCTTCTGCTGAAGCTACTGGGCTATCATAAAAATAAAATATATTCATAGCAATCTATCCTCCACTAATTTAATTACTTGTTT